CTCGGCCTGTCTGTAGTCGGGCGCGATCGCAAAACGCGCGAGTGGTTGTGCTGGTGTCATGCCTGGGCACACACCATTGCACTGGAAAGGCGCAAGAGTGAAATATCAAAATTAAAGGATTTTGAGAAAGCCGGTGATCTGACGATTGTTAAGCGGGTAGGTGAGGATGTTGAGCAGGTTGCAGAGTATGTCAGCCGAATTTATGAAGCCGAGTTGCTGGATAAAATCGGTATTGACCCATCTGAGGTCGGACAAATTCTTGATGCGCTCAGCGAGGCAGGCATTCCTGAGGAAGCTGTGACCGGGGTCAGTCAGGGCTGGAAACTCGGTGGCGCCATTAAGACCACCGAGCGCAAGCTGGCTGAAGGTGTTCTGCTTCATGGTGGCCAACCTCTGATGGCCTGGTGTGTGAGCAATGCAAGGGTTGAGCCGAAAGGCAATGCCATACTGATCACCAAACAGGCCAGCGGTAAGGGGAAAATTGACCCCCTGATGGCTACATTCAACGCCGTTACGTTAATGGCGCTTAACCCCGAACCGGTTAAAAAAGACTACCAGGTATTTTTCATATAACTCAACGTCATTTATTGACCCGCTTAAGCGGGTTTTTTCATTTCTGGAGGACAGCAAATGACGCTTAAACGCGCCTGTACTCTCATGACGGTGAAATCGGTGAATGAGGATGAACGGATTATCACCGGCATCGCCTCAACACCTTCTCCCGATCGTGACGGTGACATTATGGAGCCGGAGGGGGCGAAATTCCGCAGCGATACGCCGTTCCTCTGGCAACACGACCGCTCGCAGCCAATTGGCACCTGCACCCCAAAAATGGTGAAAGAAGGGCTGCAAATCACGGCAAAACTGGTGAAGCCGACGTCGGATATGCCATCACAACTAATCGCACGGCTTGATGAGGCATGGTCCTCAATAAAAGCGGGGCTGGTTCGTGGCTTGTCTATCGGTTTCCGTCCGATCGAATACTCCTTCCTTGACGAAGGCGGTATCCGTTTTTTGTCCTGGGACCTGCTCGAGGTCTCAGCGGTGACAATTCCGGCTAACTCGGAATGTTCCATCCAGACCGTTAAATCTTTCGACCGCCAGTTTCTCGCCGCGTCAGGCAATGAGAAGCAGGTAGTGAAAACCTCTAAAACCGCTGGCGCTACAGCAAAAAACACTCAAAAAGGAAATAATTCGATGAATATCGCAGAACAAATTAAGAGCTTTGAAGCGAAGCGTGCAGCGCTGGCCGCATCACTTGATGAAGTGATGTCAAAGGCAGCTGAAGAAGGGCGTACCCTGGATGCTGAAGAAGAAGAGCGCTACGACAACACGTCCGCAGAGATTAAATCTGTTGATGCGCACCTGAAACGTCTGCGCGACATGGAAAGTAATATGGCTGATACAGCTAAGCCAGTTTCCAAGACCGCTAACGGTGAAGTTACTACCGTTAAAACTGGCGCCCCAGCAATTATCCGCGTCGAGCAGAATCTGGAAAAAGGCATCGCCTTTGCCCGATTTGCTAAAGCGCTGGCGGCAGCGAATGGCAGCCGTTCTGAAGCGCTGGAAATTGCGCGCAAACAGTACCCGGATGATGCCAAGCTTCATCATGTACTTAAAGCCGCGGTAGGCGCTGGTACAACTACTGATCCCACCTGGGCGGGTGCGCTGGTTGAATATCAGGATTATGCGCAAGACTTCGTTGATTTCCTGCGCCCCCAGACCATTATCGGCCGATTTGGTCAGGGCAGTATCCCGGCGTTACGTCAGGTACCATTCAACATTCGTATCCCGGCGCAGACCTCAGGCGGTTCCGCTAACTGGGTTGGTCAGGGCAAAGCAAAACCGCTGACTAAATTCGACTTTGAGTCGATCACCTTCAGCTTTGCTAAGGTGGCTGCGATTGCCGTTCTGACTGATGAACTGATCCGTTTCTCTAATCCTGCAGCTGATGCTCTGGTGCGTAATGCACTTGCTGAAGCTGTCATTGCTCGTCTGGATACCGACTTTATCAACCCGGCGAAAGCGGAAGTTGCCAACGTATCTCCGGCATCTATTACGAACGGTATCTCTGCGATCCCATCCACCGGCAATCCGGATGATGATGCTGCAGCTGCGTTTGGTGTGTTTGTCGCGGCAAACCTACAGCCGAACGGCGCTGTCTGGTTGATGTCCAGTACCACGGCACTGGCGCTGTCTATGCGCAAGAACGCGCTTGGCCAGAAGGAGTACCCGGAAATGACGCTGCTTGGCGGTACTTTCCAGGGGCTTCCGGTGATTGTGTCTCAGTATGTGGGCAACCAGCTGGTGCTGGTAAACGCACCGGATATCTACCTGGCTGATGATGGCGGCGTGGCGGTCGATATGTCCCGAGAAGCGTCCCTGGAAATGGAAAGCGATCCGACTGGCGACAGCATTACCCCAACGGGTACTGAACTGGTTTCTATGTTCCAGACCAACAGCGTAGCTATCCGCGCTGAGCGTTGGATTAACTGGAAACGCCGTCGCACCGCTGCGGTTGCTGTTATTTCTGGCGTGAATTACGGCACTGGCGCAGGCAGCTAATTACCGAGAGGGTGGCGGGGGAAACCCCGCCATATTGCATGGCAAAAATCAGATATCTGCAACGTACCCATGACTCGATTCCGGGAGACGTTAAAGCCGTGGACGATCAGTGCGCCAGGGTGCTGGTATTGCTCGGAAAAGCTGAATACCTCATCGAAGCGCGAACTGGTGGCAATAAAAGTAAGCGAAAAGCGGGGAATGGCTAATGTGGAATCCCTTTCGAAGAAAAGAGAGGCAAGCTAAAAGCCTGCAGCAGCCTGTCAACCGTGGCGGATGGACACCTGTGATGAGTTATGTCCATGAACCATACGCCGGGGCATGGCAGCAAAACATGGAAATCAGGCCTAAAACAGTTCTCTCCTATTATGCTGTGTTTTCCTGCATAACTCTGATTGCAAGTGATATCGCCAAAATGCCTCCGCGCCTGATGAAGCAGGATTCCAGCGGCGTGTGGAAGGAGATCAAAACCGGGAAGATAGCCGCGCTGTATTCCAGACCGAATGCCTTTCAGAACCGTATCCAGTTTTTCGAGCAATGGCTGAATTCCAAGCTGTGCGAGGGTAATACCGTCGCGCTCAAGATCAGGAACAACCGTGGTGAGATAACTGAGCTGAGGCTGCTGGACTGGAATAAGGTTACGCCGCTGGTGGCTGATGATGGCTCTGTCTTCTACCAGATCAACCCGGATAACATGCTGGGTATTGAATCACCTGTAACAGTGCCGGCGCGAGAGGTTATTCACGATCGGTTCAACTGCCTGTTCCATCCTCTTATTGGTCTTTCCCCGATTTATGCTGCTGGCCTGGCTGCAATGCAAGGCCACCATATTCAGGAAAGCTCGGCTTACTTTTTCCGCAATGGCGGGAAACCCAGCGGTGTTATTGAGGTGCCGGGCTCGATTACGGAAGAGAACGCCAGGAAGATTAAAGAAAACTGGGACACTGGTTATACCGGGGAAAATGCGGGTAAAACCGCCATTCTGAGCAATGGCGCGAAATATGTTCCCCGGACGGTCTCAGCTGCTGATGCGCAGACTGTCGAACAGCTCCGCATGACCGCGCAGATTGTCTGTTCCGTGTTTCACGTGCCTGCTTATAAGGTTGGCATCGGTGAACTGCCGACGCATGACAATATCGAGGCGCAGGATCAGCAGTATTACTCGCAGTGTCTTCAGTCCCTGATTGAATCCATTGAGTTGCTGCTGGATGAAGCGTTTGAACTTGAGGGGGATACGGGTACCGAGTTTGATGTTAATGCACTGCTGCGTATGGACAGCGAGCGTCGAATCAAATCCCTAGGCGAGGGAGTGAAAAATACCATCCTCACACCAAACGAAGCGCGGAAAAGTGAGAACCTGCCTCCTCTGGCCGGCGGTGACTCTCTTTACCTTCAACAGCAGAACTTCAGCCTTGATGCACTGGCGCGCCGTGATGCTTCCGATGATCCGTTTGGTAAAAGCAGTTCGTCTCAGTCGTCAGTCCCTACGAATGAAGGAAAGGCTTTAACTGATGCTGAGCAGTCGGCAGCCAAAGCCATGATCAGAGGATTTCTTACCAAATGAATGAACGCGAACTATCCCTGATAAAGGTGCTGGGCGAGGAGTTTGGACAGGTTCTCGCAGAAATGCGTGATAGCTTCAGTAAAACCCTGCAGGAGCAGCGAGAGGAATATGAGGAAAGGCTAACCAGACTCGCGAAGCAGGTTGAAGAAATCAGTAATGCGCCCGCTCCCGATTTCGAAAGCATGGTGAAAGCGGAAATTGCCAAATTGCCAATGCCGGCAGCGCCGGAACTTCCGGATATTGCCGCCATGGTCCGCGAGGCTGTAACTGCTATCCCGGTACCGCGTGACGGTAAAAGCGTAACGGTCGACGATGTCACACCCGTTTTACAGGAGCTGGTCAGTAAAGCCATCGCAGAGATTCCTGCGCCGAAGGATGGCAAAGACTTTGACCCCGACACGCTTAAACAGGCAGTTGAAGAAGCTGTCAGCGAGGCGGTGGCCGCCATTCCGACGCCCCTGGACGGTAAAAGTGTCACGCTTGAAGATGTCCAGCCGATGATTCAGGAGCTGGTTTCCGCATCCATGCCGGATCTGCCAGATGTGAAATCGCTGGTTAAAGAGGCGATTGCATCGCTGCCAGCAGCTGAGCCGGGTAAAGATGGAGAAGATGGGCGTGACGCGCTGGCGCTTGAAATTCTCCCCTTCATTGATGAAGAGAAAAGCTACCCGCGTGGAAGCTATGCAACGCATAACGGCGGCCTGTGGCGCGCTTATGAAAAAACGCACGGTATGCGCGGCTGGGAGTGTCTTGTTGATGGTGTGGCGGGCATTGATATTCAGCGTTCTGAGCAGCGTAGCTTCACCCTGGCGGTTAACCGCACCAGTGGCGCCAGCGAAACCAAATCCTTTGACGTGCCTGTGATGATTTATCAGGGGGTATTCAAATCCGGTCAGGAATATCTGCCTGGCGACACGGTTACATGGGGCGGCTCGCTCTGGCACTGCGACGAGCAGACGCAGGACAAGCCGGGTGAGGCTGGTTCGAAAGGCTGGACACTG